TCTTCTACTGTATTTACTTGGCCTGTACCTGCAACACCTGTAAGTGTAACTGTGTTGCTGTGCTCTAAGGCTCCTACTGCACCAGTACCTACTACACCCGTAAGACCAGCAGCAGTATTAACTTGTATCGTACCTAGAGCAGTACTACCAAGAGTACTATCAGTAATACGCTCCGTAACATCTATCTCAAAGCCGCCAGCACTTACAGGTTCTACTGCTGTTGTACCAGCTACACCTGAAACAGGTTGTATTACATTTACAGTTACTGTATTAGTGTTGGCTGTTGCTGTAACTTGATCTAAGTTACTAACAATAACTTTACCGTAACGTGCTGTACCATAGACAGCTACACCATATACTGCAGCGTTGACGGTAACAGCCATAACTGTTTATCCTTTATGCAATACGAATGATTGCTGTACTTGCTCCTGCAGCAGGGAACTCAATAGTTAAATCACCTGCAGTAGCACTTACTGTACCACCAAAGTCAATTACTGCAATAGCTTTATTAGATTGACCTGCATTATAAATAATACAGCCATCCGCTGAAGTAGTTACGTCTGCAAACGTTTCATCTGCAAAGTCTACAATAGCTGTTGTTCCACTTACTGAAATAGTCGCACTATCAAGTACGTTACCACCAGCAGTGTAGTTCGTACCAGATGCCTCATCAGAGTTACCTGTCACGTCACTGTAATTAGTTGTAGTTGCATCATATGTGCCACTAGGTGAAGCCTTAATCAAAGCAAGCTTAATGCTATCAGTGTCTAAATCATGGACACCACCAAGTAGCTCTGACTTGAAACTTGTACACATTGCTGTTGTAATAGCCATGTTTTAGATCCTTTAGATATGAGTAAGGGGCCACCCGAAAGCAGCCCCAAAGAAGTTTTACTTATGCAAGTGCGTCACGAGCTACTTCATCAGCAGCAGTGTCACCCATGTCTGTGCAATCCATCAAGACAGCCCATACACGGAACTCACCAGAGGTAACTGCGCCACCTGAAAGAGCAGCAATAACAACATCAATGTTGTCATCAGCTACAGCCATTACTGGCTGATAAGCTGCAGGGTTCTGTGAAAGAACACCAGCCGCAGATGTTGCATCAAAGGTAGCAGCAAATACGTCTGGGTCAACGCCTGTGCCAAGATTAACTGTAAAAGTTGAACCATCAGTAGCTGTAACTACCTCAATACCTGCGTTCAAAACCATAGTACCTTTTGGTACAGCAATGACAGGAACAACATCAGCCGCTGCAAGAGCACCGCCTTTGTCTGACAAAGCTGTAGCCCAGTTCAAGGTAGTTTGAACCATGAAAGGGTTACGTCCACGCTGAGAGTTTCCAGCCGCAGAACGAAGTGTGTTATCACCAAGTGCCATATCTCACTCCTCCCTTATAGACCAGATGTGTAGATTGCATTAACCAACGCTTCTGGACGTAGAATTTTGCGCCCGTAAAGGTGCATACCACGTACAATGTCAGCAAATGAATCTGGATCACGGTAAGTCTCAGTCTTGTTGATCTGCTCAGCAGTAGCTGCAGCAGTCGAATGTCCAGCTACCAACACACCGTAGTGAGTTGAACCTGTAGCAGTAGTTGAGGTTGGACCATCACCTACTTCTGGCAGATTGTTAGACATATAGACTTTGAAGCCGTGAATGTTGTTGAAGATCAAGCCGTTCTGTAAACCTGAACCACCGAAGTCTGCGTTCAAAAGACGTGAATCTTCATCTTTCAAGAGTTCAGCAAATACAGGATCTAGAACCAACCAACGACCATTGGTATCAACATTCTGTTGGTCCAACTTACGTGACATCCGTGCAATAACTTGCATAGGTGTAGCGTTAGCTGTGGTAGTGTTCAATGAGTCAGCACCTGTACGGGGCTTAACTACGATTGAGTTACCAGACACACCGCCGTTGAAGTCAGAAGCGTCAAGCTTCATGCTTGCAAGCAGTTCGTCAGAACCAGCAGTTGAAACAGCTTTAGTACCGTTCACTGTTGTGTTTGCAGTGTTAGCCTTGCCGTGGATAGCTGATTGAGTGAAACCAGACATATAACCAAGAACGTCTTGGTCAAACTGGTCAGCCAAACGATAAGCTGCACGATCAGATGCAACACTTTGGAAGTTGACGTGGGAGTGCGCTTCCTCGATGTCATCGACTTTGAAAGCAAAATAATTAGCTTTATCTACAGTCAATGAAAAGTCTTCATCGTCAAGGTCTTGTGGTGTGATAGTCGTGCCACGGGCATACGACTTCACAGTAATTTCGGGTTCTTTGATAATCTTAACGGAATCACCCATGTTAGCAATCTCTCCGAAATAATCAGAGTTAGTGATTGCTTCTACAATAGACGCCTTGCGGAAAGCAAGTTGTACCTGTTTACTGTAGATAACTGGGCTGAAATTACCGTTTGGTAGATTACCATAACCCGCAGCAGTTGCGAAAGCCATGATATAATCCTCCTGAGATAGTTAGGCTTATTGGGTTTTTTAGCGATAAGCTTTTACAATCTGGTAAGAGGCTGTTCTTTCTAGGGTGCAACTTACATAAACATGGCCTTGTTTAAATGTAAGTCGGGCCTGTACTTGACCAGGTGGGTCTTAACATATTTGTCTTCGCTTAGTTTGTTAAAGTAAAACTATGGTAGCTACAGTGTAGGGCATAGGTTTACTTTTCTTAACATACACAGTTATACTTATAGATTGTGTAATGTCAATACCTTATTTAACGTGCACCACCAGAAACATCATAAATAAACTTACCACTACGGATAGATTCCATGATCTCATCTGAACGGCTCTCGTATTCTTCTGCACTCATGCGCTGAACCGTAGACTCTTTCAAGTGTCCTGCAGGGTTGTCATTGTCTGGTTTACTTGTACGTTTAGTTCTTACAGCAGATGCAGCATCTTTTGTACTCTGCCGTTTACCTTTAGTGTCCATGCCTTTGTCAACCTTGTACAGATCAATAACACGGATCACTGAATGTGGATCGTCTTGGTTCTCATACAGTGCATCTTGCACCCACTTAGGCTGTTCACCTGCCCAGTCATGGAACTCATCACTTGAACGTAGATCGTCAAAGTCACTATGCATTGCACGAATCTCGTTATGTGCTTTTGTGCGCTGGGCTTGGGCGTTGATCTCATCAATCTCCTTCAAGCGTTCATCAGCGTACTTAAACTTCTCTTGTGCTTTCTTTTCAGCAATCGTTTCAACTATGCCAGCAATCTCAGGGTACTTCTTAGCCCACGCATCAATGCTTTCATCTGAAGTAGGAGCACGTACCTTACCTTCTTTCTGCACTTGTTCAAGCTGGGCTTTCATTTGCTTTAGCTCTTCAGCTTGCTTGTTCATGTGTGTACGAAGATCACTGTAGCGTTTCTTGTATGTACGTTCCTCGCCTGATACTTCAGCTTCCTCTTGTGCTTGCTCAGGTTTAGCTTCTTGTTGTTGCTGCTTCTCAGCTTTCTGCTCAACTTCCTCAGTACGAGCTTTCATTAGAGCTTCAAGTTCAGCTTCTTCCTTCTTTATCTTTTCTTCTAGAGGAGTGTAGCTCTTTGGGTTAACAAGTCCTGCTACTTTTGGTGTTTCTACTTGTGCTAGTTCAGGCATAGTCATAGTTCCTTTTTTTATGTTGGGGCCAGCATTATTGCTGGGTAGCCTTATAGTTATTTAGTTAGAAAGTGTATTGAGTTCTTCCTTGAGCGTCTTTTTTACCTGTGTCTTTTCCTGAGTATATGTTTGATCCAGATGCAGTTTTACCTACTACATTACTACCGCCTGATGTGTTGCGGGTAGAGTCATTGTTATTATTGTTAGAAGATGTTGTCGTAGTTGTTTTATCAGGATCTTGCCATGATTTACCTGTTATAGGACTAATAGCTGTTATACCAGTTGGGCCATTGTCATTAGTACTAGAAGGTGTTGATGTAGTAGTTGTTTTATCAGGATCTTTCCATGTCGCAGCACCACCAGCGAAAATAGGATCGTCATACCCTGTAGTAATACCTGCATCTGATGCAGCCGCTAAACCTGCATAGTAGTTATCTGCTGCAGTTTTGTCAGAGAATACCATACCCGCACCAGCAACTGCGTTTTTGGAAAAGGGTGATAGTGTACCAAACTGGGATACAGAAGCTTTCTGAACTGCACTAGAATAAATATCAGCCTGTGCTTGAGTTAAACTAGGGTCATTCATTTTAAGACCTAAGCTAGACTGAACAGCCGCAGCTTGTTGTTTTTCTGCTTTTTCAGCTAATTTAGTTAATCCTATTGCGCCTATTGGACCTGCGATTATATTACCTACAAAACCAATAAAGCCTTTCTCTAACATACCCATAGGTTTTGCTTTAGCGTAAGCTGCGTACATTTCGTCTGTCCACTTATCTACAGGTGTATTTAAATAAGTAGGTTCCTCTGGTCTTGGTGCTTTATCATCATCGTCATCATCACGCTCACGTTGGACTTGCTGTTGTTCCTCTACAACAGTTTCACCTTTAGGTCTAAACCCTTCAGGTACACGACTTATGGGCCTACCGTTAAAGAAGAATATAACGATCTCTCTACCTGTGTCAGGATTAACAAATGTACGAGACTCAAAGCCTGTGTATACAGCACCTGTACCACCGTAGCCCCCATAACCGCCACCTGAAGGTAGTGGTACTTCCGTTCCTGGGATGTTACCACCTTCAGCGTAACCCTCTTTGAGTTCTTCTTTATCGTCATCATCATCAGACTCTACTTCAAGCTCATCATCACGGAA